GTTACACCAGCAGCTACAAGTTAATCCTACCTTAGGATCGGGGGTGGCTGGCTACGGTCACTCCCACTTATAGGAGTTTAGAAATGGCAATAAGAATTTATCATCCAGATCATGGTTATGTAATAACCGGCGATCAAGACCAGATTAATATGTTATTGGAAAAAGGCGGTGTGTTAGATACCGCACAGACAAAAGAAAAAGAACCTGAACCAACAATCGAAAAACCCATAACAACTAGAAAGCATGGCACTCGCAAACTATAGCGATTTACAGGCATCCATTGCTAACTGGCATCATCGCGATCCAGGTGTAATACCTGATTGCATAACGCTTGCTGAGAAGCGGATAAACAAGGCGCTATACGATAGGCTGGCAGAGGTCGAAGCGACGCTCACAGCCACCATAGGAAGCCGCTATATCGCATTGCCGACAGGTTATCAGGCTAACTATGGCTTGTGGCTGACTACGTATGGCAACCGCATTGAAGTCAAGTATAAAACGCCTGAAGAATTGCCTATAACTACAGACAGCAATGGTCAACCATATTACTACACGATTGACGGCAGCAATATAGCGTTTGATTACCCGGCAAGCATTGCATATACGTTCGTGTTGCGATACAAAAAAGGCTACGACTTAGCAACGACTAGCACTAATCATGTGATGACTAATCATCCGGCTTGCTACCTTTATGGCGCAATGCGTGAAGCGTCGGCGTTTTCCGAAGATGATAACGCAACACAAAAATATGAAGCATTGTTTCAACAAGCAATCGAAGAAGCAAGGCTCGATGAAAACCGCAATCGCGCTATGACAGAGTTAAGTTCTGATGCGTCAATCGTTGGAAATCGATTCCAAAGCATTATCACAGGGGATATTTAGATGGCTTTAGAAACTGGTACATATATCGATGATTTGGTGGCTACTAACCCTGTTTCTGGTGATCCAAAGTCAGAGGGCGATGATCATATAAGGCTACTGAAAAGCACGATCAAAGCAACGTTTCCTAATGTTACCGGTGAGGTAACGCCGACACACACTGAATTGAATCGGCTTGACGGCATAACCGGCCCGGCTGCTGCTAAAGATGGCGAGACTTTTACCGGCACAAATGACTTTACCGGCGCGGTTATTACCGTACCCAATCAATCGGTAGGGACTTCTGGAATGGTCGCCGCTAACGTCGATTATGTTAATGCTACGGTGACAGAGGCTACTCTACCCGGTCAGGCTGGCAATGACGACAAGATAATGACAACGGATGGCACTACTGCGGATTGGTCGGCAGAAATTAATACTGCTGTTGTTAAGCCTGCGGCTGGGACTGATTTTGCAACATTAACTCAAACGCAAACATTAACAGACAAAACGTTAACAGACTTAATAATTGCCGATGATGCTGATCCAACCAAGAAAGCCAATTTTATCGTATCTGGTGTTACAGCAGGTCAAAATCGCAACCTAACAATACCAGATAACAATGTAACAGTTGATACTCCCGGATGGCGCTTGATATCAGTATTAACGCCTTCTGCTGCTGCATCGCCATATGAGATGGACGTGTTTAGTTCAACGTATGATGATTACGTGGCTGTTTGTAATCTGCGGACACAGGCCGGTTTTGGTGGCTATACGCTAACCATGCAAGTTAAGATAGGCGGCGCTTATATCACTGCTGCATCGGCGTATCGGTATCACATGAACAAAACCAGTAGTGCTACGGCGCTTTATGTTGGCTCTGCTGGAAATCCTGATGTGTCTGGATCAATAAAGCTTATTGGTGCTGATTTTGGCTCCCAAAGTGATCATTCTGCTAGTTTTATTGTTAAGTTTATAAACGTTAATAGTGCAACAGTGTTTAAACACATGATCATCGAGGGAGCTTATCGCCGTGAGAACGATGAACTGGTCTGCATGTCTGGCGTGGCTGGAATAGACAATACCGGTGCTTTGCAGGGATTTAGGTTTGGCGGCCTGGGTTCATTTACCGGAACTATTAAAATATTCGGGATCAGAAAATCAATATGATAGTTCGCGTTCATAACTGCGGCTCTGCTGGTGTGATTAAAGATTTATCACAGCATGAATTACCTATTGGCGCCTGGACGGATGCAAGTAATATCAGATTTCTTGATGGATATGCTGGACAGTTTCTTGGACATGGCGAGGTGTATGGGACTCCGTCAGTTCAGCCTTATCATGTGCTTCCTGTGATTATATCCGGTGTGCGGTATTGGTTATATGCATCACTAGAGAAAATCTACGCTGTAACGATTACAGCAGGTTCTCCGGTGCATACGAACTTAACTCGCCAAACTGCGGCTGTAGATGTCGATTATGCCGCAACCGCAAATAGCTGGACTAGCACTGTTATCGGTGGAATCCCAATATTGAACCCTGGGAATATTACTGACCCACCGCAGCAATGGGATTTGAACTTATCGAATAACTTTGCAGCGCTAAGCAATTGGCCGGCTAATACTTATTGTAAGTCTATGCGGTCGTTTAGGTCGTTCTTAGTGGCTCTAAATGTCACCAAGACAACAACGAATTACCCTTACATGGTCAAGTGGTCACATCCTGCCGATCCTGGCGCTGTGCCTTCGTCATGGGATCATACAAGCGCTACCGTTGACGCTGGTGAATTTGATCTTGCTGATGGGTATGATCAGATCATTGACGGATTGGCTTTGCGTGATTCTCTGATAATTTATAAAGAACATTCAGTATGGCGGCTTGACTTTACCGGCGGCGCTTTTATACATCGTGCTCAAAAAGTGCTTGGCATGTCCGGCGCAATGAACCGCAATTGCATTGTTGAAATAGATGGTTATCACATTGTTTTGACCACAAATGACATCGTTATTCATGATGGAAACCAGTCTTACTCGGTTCTTGATAAGATCACGCGCAGATGGTTATTTCAGCATATTGACGTTGACGAAACCAGCAGATGTTTTGTATTCAAAAATCCATTCTACAACGAAGCTTTTATTTGTTTTCCTGGCGTTGGCGGGTCAACATGTAACACAGCAATAGTGTATAATTACAAAGACAAAACAGTGAGTTTCCGCACATTGCCAAACATACATCACGCCAACTACGGACAGATCGACAATAGCCTAACAGGTTCATGGGCTTCTGACTCTGACCCTTGGGGTAGTGATCTTACCTTGTGGGATGGGCCTGATCAGGTCCCGAATACTTCCCGCGTCATGATGGCATCATCTGACACCAAACTATACATGCTTGACGCTGCATCCAGTTTCGCTGGTGTTGCACCAGAAGGTTATTTAGAACGCCAAGGATTATCTTTCGATGCACCTGAGAAAATCAAATTAGTACGCAGCATACGCCCAAGAATAACCGGCAATGCTGGCGATACAGTAACGGTCAAGGTTGGATATCATGATGATCCGTATGAAGCGCCAACATATACAGACATGACGCATACAATCGGCTCCACAGTTGCTAATAATTGCCTGGTTGCTGGTCGGTATATCTCCGTTAGATTTGAGACTGATACAGCGTATAACTGGCGCTTAGACAGCTATGATTTGGATGTTATCACTAAGGGGAATTGGTGATGCGTACACCAAACATAGGTGATGTGTTCTATGTGCCAGGGATTGTACCTGATGATCCTAAGCAAATGCGCCAATTCATGCAGGATGAGCTATACCGCATAAAGGTTGCTATTGATGCGCTGGCTGCAGGTCATTTGACGCAGATTAACGTAGCTCCAACAAAGCCACGTACCGGAGATATCAGACTTGCTGACGGAACTAATTTTAATCCTGGTGGCGGTCAAGGTGTTTACGCTTATTACAACTCAACATGGAATAAGCTGTAATGAATATCTACAAAATTGATCCTAAAGATATTCCTGATTATTGGCCGCACATGAGGACTTTTCTGGATGCCGCTCTTAACAAATATGGTGTTAATGAAAGGTTCCCAATTGACTATGTTTTGCTTGATTTGATGACCGGTAAAAGCCAAGGATGGGTGATCGTTGATGATAGAACTGTAGTTTCAGCGATTGTAACAGAAGTCGAAAAATATCCGCTTGGCGATGTAATGATAATATTCTTGGTTGGCGGTGAATCAATGGAGGACTGGGGCGATATGTTGCACGATACAATGGTTGCTCACGCCAAAGAAGTAAACGCTAAATGGATCGATACGGGCAGCAGAAGGGGGATTGGAAAGCTTTACTATGACAGGCTCGGTTATACGCGCAAATACGAAACTTACAGTTTTGAGGTGACAGAATGAGTAAAAAAGCAAAACCAACAACATCAACGTCGGAACCCTGGAAGCAAGCGCAACCTTACTTGTTAGGCACTGGAGACAAAACAGGCGTATTCCCTGAAGCGCAAAACATGTACCAGCAAGGCGGCATGAATCCAAACATGCAGAATGCTGTCGATATGTATTCGACTGATGTAATGCAGCGAGCTACAGACCCGACTATTCAAAGCTTGAGAGACACAGCCGGAACAATGATTGGCGGCGCAAATTACCTGGGCAGCGGTGGCATGGACACGAGCTACGGGCCTGTTTCTAATACAAAGAATATTAACGTAGGATTGCAGCAAGCAAGACAAGGGCAAGGCCCGCTAGACCCAACAAACGCGATGCAATCATTATTGTCAGGTCAAGTAAACAATCCTTATCTTGATCAGCAATCGCAAGCAATGATCGGCAGTCTTACAAGAAACATGAATGAAAACGTTATGCCAGGGTTGCGTAGTGAAGCGCTGGCATCCGGTCAATATGGCGGCAGTCGTCAAGGCATAGCAGAAGGTCTAGCTGCATCAAGATTGAATCAAGACTTAGCACCGGCATTGACTAATCTATACGGCACAGCAAACGAAAATGCGCAAAATCGTATGATGGGAACTGCGTCACAGCTTAATGATCAAGCATTCCAGAATGCCACTAATAATGCAAACAGGAATGTTTCCACTCAGCAATTTAACGCTAACTTGGGCTTGCAGAATAACGCGCAGCAAATGCAACAAAACACACAGAATCTACAGAATAGATTGCAGGGCGTGAACTTGGCCAATAATTCGCTGAATATGCTTGGCGGGTTAAACAGTATGCAGGATAACAACTTTGCACAGTACATGAATGCACAGCAACAGCCACAAAATATTGATTGGAACAACTTGAACAACTACGCCAATGTTATATCGTCAGGCGCTGGAATGGGTGGCACTCAATCGCAGACAAATTACAGTAATCCTGTATCTGGCGCTCTTGGTGGAGCTATGGCTGGAGGAAGTATTGGCGGGCCTTGGGGCGCTGCAATCGGTGGCGGTCTAGGTTTACTCGGAGGGTTATTCTAATGAACTTTACTGATCCTAAAATGATGGCGTTATTAAGTGCTGGTGGTTCGTTGCTGCAATCATCAGGCGCTAGTCCTAGACCAATTAATATTGGCGAGGCTATGGGAAATACAGTTCCAGCAGCGATGCAAGGTGCGCACTCTGCTTATGCTTTTCAGCAACAGGAAGAACAGCGTAAAAAGATTGCAAACGAGGCATTGCAAAGAATACAGGCGCAAGAGTTCCTGCAAAAACATCAACAAAGCGGTTCCGATCCACGATCAATATCACGCGATGCAATGATGTCTGGAAATCCCATATTAATGGGCATGGCTGGCGATATGATGAAATCTATGCCTAAAGTCAAGTCAACCATAAAAGGCTATGATGAGTCAGGAAATCCAGTATTCCATAATGTTATGGATGACGGAGAGGTATCTGCAACTGGCATAAGACCTGCTGAAAGAATGGCATTCCAGAATATTGGGCAAGAAACGCTTGGTATTGATCCATTTACCGGTGAGCGTAGGTTATCTCTACAAAATACTATGGCTCCAGGTGAACAGGCTAGACTTGCACAATCAGCACAACAATTCGGCGCTTCTCATGGTTTAGCACAGCAGAATGCGGCGCTGGCTCGTGATAATGCACAATTTGCAAGACAGCAAGCATTGAAGCCACAGTTTAAAGATGGCTATTGGGTAACTCCACCAAGCGCACAAAATCCAGAAGGTTTATTGTCTCCTACTGATTTAGCGACGGCTCCGAAAGGCAGCGAGATGGAGAAAAAACGCATGTCCTCAAGGATAGAAAATACGCTCGGAAGCGATACAGAAGAACTAATTAAGAAAGCTACAGGTAGCACTGTTGGGTCAATTCGTGACTCTGCTGCTTCCGTGTTTGGGATGACTACTGACGCTGCAAAAGCAAATGCAGCGCTAAAACTAAGGGCGGCAACATTGGCTGGACATATGCCACGATTTGAAGGCCCGCAGTCTGACGCTGATAGAGCGTACTACTTAGAAATGGCCGGTGATCTTGCGAACCCGTCTAAAACAACCACAGAAAAGCTTGTGGCTTTGGAAGAATTGAAGCGCATACATGGTTTAGCGAAAAATGGTGTTGTCAATAGTGGCGGGGCAAATCAACAGCAGAGCTCTGACGGATGGGGAGATTTGAGATAATGAAAACCTACACGATAACAGATCCGAGCGGCAAAGTTCACACGATTGATGGCCCAGAAGGTGCGACACGCGAACAGGTAATCGCAAAGATACAAGAGCGGTTATCTGCAACACAGCAACAGCCACAGGTCGATCCATACACTGCACAAGCGCAAAAGCAAACGATAGGGCAAAACTTGCTTGCTGGTATTGGTGGCGGCATGACCGGATTATATCTTGGTGCAAAGCAAATGTTAGGTAAAGCTACACCAGAAGAAATACAGCAGCATCAAGAAGCAATGAAGGGTTTGCGTTCTACCACTGCTGGCACTATTGGCGATATCGGTGGACAGATAGCTGCGGCGGTTCCTGCTGCGTTCATACCTGGTGCTAATACTTATGCAGGTGCGGCTTTAATCGGCGGGGTGCTAGGTGCATTACAGCCAACCGGCGAGAATGATTCGCGAGGCGAGAACATGGCTATGGGTGCTGGTGGCGGCTTGATAGGTAAATATGCCGGTGATAAATTATTAAAGTTCATGCGTGGTCGTAATGCCGGTATGGAAAACCAATTAGCAATGCAATCAGGTGAAGAATTGGCCGGTTTGAATCAGCCAACACAGGATTTATTGAAAAAAGGTCAATCGATGGGGTTCAAATCTACGCCAGGGCAAGCAAGCGGATCGAAAACCCTGCAAAAGTTTGAGGCGGCGCTAGAGAGCAATCCTTTTACTTCTGGCGTATTCGATGACATCAAAACGCATAACGCAGGTGTGCTTAATCGTGTCACTGCTAAGTCAATCGGTGAGAATTCAGATTATGTTAACGCCACAGTATTAGAGCAAGCTAAAGACCGGATTGGCGCTGTTTATAAAATGGTTGCTGATAAGAATGTCAGGGCAATACCTGCTGATGACTTTGCTTCGGCAATGAGAAATATTGATTCAAGCTTGGAAGGTCTGCTACCTGCTAACGTCAGTTTTATTGATAATCCATTGGTTAAGAATTTCATCGATGTGGCGCAAAAAGGACAAGCAACAGGTGAGCAATTACAGCAGATAGCTAGCAAACTCGGTAAAGCTGCAGCAAAGAACATGACCACTCAAGGCGGGGATCGTGACTTGGGAATGGCGTTATTTAAGGTGAAAGATATGGCTGATGACTATCTAAGAAGTGGATTGAAAGGCGAGACTGCAAAAGCATTTGATGCGGCGCGCGGTCAATATCGTAACCTGATGATGCTAACGAGTCGCACCGGTGTTGTTAATACTGCTACAGGCGATGTGAGCAAAACGGCATTACCCAATGTTCTTGCGTCAAAAGACAAAGCCGGTTATGTGTTCAATAAAAACCAATCTGATTTATATAATGCTGCGCGTTATGGCGATGCATTTAGACCGATTGTCGGCGATTCTGGCACCGCGACCCGGTCAATGAGCAATCTCAGTTTAGAAAACCTTGCTAAATTGCCGTTCGGGTTGGTTGCTAGGTTGTACGCATCGCAGCCCATGACGCAAATGGCAGGTGCTACCGGGCAATTCTTGAATCAAGGTGCTGCACCAGGTCTTGGTCAAATGTTACAAATACCATTACAAAAAGGTTTACCACTTTACGGCGCGCAAGTCGGCGCTAACGCTAATTCACAACGATAGGAGAAATAAGAAATGCGCGAACTGAACACAGTAGACATTCCTCTACACACAATAATTGATGACACTGATCCGCTTTATTTATACGTTAGTTCAAACCTTGACCCAAAAGCTGTTAGCACCGATGCTACCTGGTACGTTTGGCGCATAACACTTGCAACCGGCACATTAAAATTTGCCAATAGCGACAATAAGCCAAAGTTCCAAGCATCCGAAGCGCAAAACTACACATACTCATAAGGATAATAAAAATGTCAAATTGGCTACAGGAATTTTTTCAATATAAAGCTGTTGTTGAGGCTAATCTTAACGTTACCAGCGCGGCAACTGTACAGCAATATTTTAAGTATACGTACAAGAATACAGTATACATACAAGGCACGTCTGGAACATATCCCGCTGCTGGATTCATTCATTTCAATAACGCAGACACTACGCTTGCAACACAGGCGGCAATGGCTAATTTGACTAGTGGCGCACAAGGTATTGGATCATATATCAGCGAGCAAAATGCTGGTGTCCATATGCATGTCAGAAGCACTCAGACAAACAGTCTCGGGATATACAAAATACAATCGTTACCTGTTACCAGTACGGCGCACAGATACTTTACAGTGTCGGTTATCAACGGAATTGCGCTGCAAGATGGTGAGGAATTGACGGTGACTTTTTCATCTGTAGCAAATTGCATATGGGATGATACGAACGACACCATAACAGCAAATGGCGTTGCTGTAGCTCCAAATGTGCTGGCTGTAGATACGATTGCTGATGCGCTATCAACGGTAACTGTTAACGCTACCAATCACAGAAAAGAATTCGCTGTGCTTGATCCTGGTGGGAATACGGCTAATGCATTACTACTTCCAATCCCATGGAATGTAATGGTAGACAATACAATGGGTATTTTACGCCAGATGAATGGTTTGTCTGACTTTGCTATGCTTAAAGCAGCAGGTCGATATTGTCAGCCAGCAGTTAATGCGACAGCGCGCGCAACAGATTCAAGTGTACTTGCTTTAAGGACAAAGCTAACAATAACGGCTCACGGTCTCACTGCCTTGGTTGCCGGGACAGACACCTATGTGGTAGTTCAAACTGCTGGCGGCGGCTTTACTGCAAACGAGAAACTTAAAATATTATCGATAGTTGATGCAAATAATATTGTCGTTGATAAATTATTCGCCGATGTCTCTGGTAATCCTGATTTGTACGTGATTACTGAAGTCATGCCAGTAGAAACCATCCTATGCCCTGCCCTTAGATCATGGAGTCAACTTCACTTCTTCGTACAGTGCCAAATGCCCAGCACCGCCGGTACTAAAACACTTTCGCTGAATTGGGGAGGCACTGACTACTGGGCGCCATCCGCGTTTACGACGACCAAAGGCATCGCCAAGCTGACACAGATAAACAACCTGGGCGCTACTAATAAACAAATGGGGCAGGGTTTAGCTTCATCTAATACGGGTCTGGATGGTGTACAGACAGCAGGCAATATCCCTACGTCAACGGTAGATACTACGGCGGTTACCACTGCAAACTTTAACATTGCGCTTTCTGCTGCTGCTGATTATGTGGAAGTAGAAAGAATCACAGCTTCGGCAAGGTGGTAAATCATGGCCAAATATCCAGGTGTAAGTGCATTTTGGGATCAGCCTGTACTCGGGGAGGCTCCTCCTCCTCCCGATCCTGATCCGGTGATAAGGTTCACGCCAGACTTTGGGTTTAACCTTGCGTCGTCAATTATGGCTAATACTGACTTTGCGTCTGATCAGCGAGTGCGTGTTGTTGCTGACATTCGGCAAATAGCAACTGATAGTGTTGCAAACGGTATAGCGATCAATGCCCATATTGCAGCAAATTGGGGATGGGATGATGCGGAGACTGCGCTAGGTGTTTACGATGCAAGTGCAACAAGTGTGCCGGTGTTGTTGCAAACTATGGCGGCAGCTTGTATTGCTGGTGGTGCTGGTACGTCACCTAATACCAAATGGTTCTTTAAGTTGTTTTTCAGGAATTACAATTTAACCCCAAGTGATCCGTCATCCCCATCTGTTCCAGCTTATATGCGATCTAGTGCTGGTACTGCATATGCTGGCACAACCGGAGGCACTGGACTAAGCGCAAATGGCGAATATGAAGGAGAGCACAAAGGCGCTGTTTCACGCAATGCGAAAATGTGGGTTCCTGAAGTTGCGGCTAGGTTCCAGGCTTGGCTTGACTACATCGGCACTACGTATAATGATGATCCGACGTTTGGCGGCGTTATAATTAACGAAACGTCACAACTGCCAGCGTTGCCAAACTCTACGACAGGAATGAGCATACCAGGAGAACCAGGCGTTAATCCGACGGATAACTCTGCATCAACGATGGTGACGTACTTCCAAAACTTTTTCGGCGCGTGTGTTGCGGCCCGTGAAAGCCTGAGTAAGTGCGAGTTGATCATATCGCCAAATACACCATCGGAAATCTGGACTGCATCACCTCTAAACCCTGCTATATTAGCATCAGATCACAAGATTGGTGTTTATATCCAAGATGGCTACAAGGGCAATTCTCCACAGCCTAAATTCAGTGTCAGGTTACTATATTCCAATAATCAGCCATTGGCGATATCGAACTGTTCATATGCTGTATTGTTATCCGGTGAGGTTCATGAGCATAAAGGCGTTGTTGGTGTTACTGGTGAGAATACGACCACTACGCAGTCATTAACGACGGGGGTTAAGACGTTCACGATTGGCTCAGGGAAGTCTATAACTCTGCCTAGCCCAGCAGTATTACTTCATGATTTTAATGCGCCAACTATCGATTATATGACTGGCACCATAACAGCGTATAACAGTACGTCAGGGTCGGCGACATTTAGTATTACTACAGTAAATAGCGGATCAGGCTCCAGAACAGGTTGGAACGTTGGTATAGGTACTAACTACATGCCTCCACATACTACTGACCAGATGGTAGAGTACGCTCTAAGGCCGTTTAGTCCAGGCGATGTGGCTTGGGTATCTCACTCATACGCCGGTGCATCATATGTGTTCTTGCAGACAAACTCAGCAACCAGTGGAACAAGTGTTACAGCGGTAAGGTATCAGAACTTTGTGGCTTATTTGAAAGCTACTACTCGCAGGGTTATACAAACTCGCCCGGCGGGTTATCCAGCAGCTTAACAGTGTGACTTTTATCACAGACAATATTAAAAAAGGGGTTTATCATGGTATGGCCTAGAAACCATTCGGAGTTAACAGACATGATACTATCAAATCGAGTGCGCATTGAAAAGCTTGAACAGCATAGGATTGAATGCGATGTAATGCATGAATCAAACAAAGAGCATAGAAGGCGGTCTGATGATGCTATGCGGAATCTAACAGAGAGTAATATCACTCTAGCAACTGCTGTCAACGAGTTTAATTTGACTGTGCTTAATTTATCTGCTGAAGTAAATAAAGGTAAACCGATTATCGAATTTTGGCAAAAAGCAAATGATGCATGGTCTTTCAATAAAATTGTCTGGGCTAGTATAATCTCCATTATTGCCGGGATTATTGCTATAATAACGCTTTACAATCTTTTGTGAGTGTGTATGT